TGAATAACGAGGATCCTTACATCAAAGAGATGAAGTTCAAAGGCTCTTCTCTCTCAGATTATCCAGAAAGTAAGCAATATTTCATCTCATTAAACAGTAAATCCTTTGGAGATACACTCAAAAACTATCATTCTCCATGTAATCCTACAATACATAAGGCAGAAGCACATATGTCATGTATCGATGGCATTACACAAACGATCATATTACCAGGTGATTTCGATATCGAAGTCGGTGTACCAATCTATCTAGAGATACTGCGTACGGAATTTCGCGAGGAAAATTCGAATTTAAAAATCGACAAACTGTTGTCAGGAAGGTACCTCATCATTAATATAAAACATGTCTTTGATACGAAATATTTAATTGAATGTGAATGTAAAAAAGACTCCTTTATAACTCCTTTAAATGATATAGTAGATAAGATAGAAACAGAAGCAAATGAAGTAATAGTGGAGGAAGGAACATAATGAAAAGAAGTGATGATCAGTTTCTCTCTGGGAGATTCGAATGGTTTATTGGTGTAGTAGAAGATATAAATGATCCGGATAAAATAAACAGAGTACGTGTACGTTGTTTTGGTTATCATACAACAGATACAAATAAGATCTCTATAGATTCTTTACCATGGGCAACAGTAATGATGCCTACTACATCTGCATCATATAAAGGTACTGGATCAAATCATGAGTTAATGGTTGGTTCATGGGTGGTAGGATTCTTCCGTGACGGACCAAGTGCACAAGATCCGATTATAATGGGATCAATTGCAACACAAACAGATGGTGTTACAGATATACCTACAGAGACACAAGACAATTACCCAAATCGTAAAGTACATAAGACCGCGGCGGGACATACGATTGAAATGGATAATACAGAAGGATCAGAAGAGATTAAAATAGAACATTCGTCTGGTTTATCCCATATAACATTTAATACAGATGGAAGTATATCTGTAATTGCCCCGGTGATATATCTCAATGGCAACCCAAATTAGTCTACCTTGTAACGGTACATTATTACCAACCAAAGCGGATTTGGTAAACATCTTTACACAGATTACATCTCTTTCTGTGGACCTTTCACTCGAAGAAGAGATAAGAGATCAAGTACAAGAAATATTAGATCAAATAGAATCTTTATTAGGGAATTGGCCGATCTCTCTTTCTGATCCAATATATGGTACACTGAAGATACCTGAATTGGAATGGGAAAGAAGAGTAACAGCAATGTTACAAGAATATCATTTATATGTTCAGGTAAGGATATTAGAATTAATAGATGCAATCATACCAATAGACTTCGAAATTCAGGTGGGGCCCGGTTTGAGTGTAGATATATTGAGACTCTTCTCAGACCCGGGGTATAGGGCCACTCTCAAAAATCAGATATGTGATGATTTAGATACATACTATTCTCTGCTTGTACCGTCAGATTTTCGTACGTATGCTGGAGAGTTCGGCATTGATTCTTCTGATATACGTTGTGAGATTGCCTGGTCTAACCTAATGGGTAAACTGAATGTTTCTGCCCTTGGTGTATTACATAATATACTTGGTGCAGTCATTGATAAGTTTAAGGTGATATGGGATGCATTAGATCTACCTGAACTACCTGACCTTGCTGCCATTGATGTTGAATCCCTTGTAAGAGAGAAGATTGAATCTTTGAGAGAAGATCTGAGAAATGCTCCTGATGATCTGAAACAAGAGATAAGAGATCAAATAGAAAGTTCTTTACTTGAATTACAAATAGGTCCTTTCTCTCTCGAAGAGATTATAGGTGGTTCAATTGAAGATAAGATTGTTTCTTCTGAAAGAAAGATTGATCGCTTCTTAGAAGGATTAAGAGACTTTGGTCAGAATTGGCCGAAGTATCTCTTATTGAAGTGGATGGAAACTGTGAAGAAGTTCTTTGATGCGATTGGCCTGGGGGCCCTGTTTGAGTGGGTGACATTTGACTGGTGTGACTTCCTCGGGGTTATAGGCTTTCCCCGAACAATATCGCTCCCGGACGGCATTACAGTTTCTCTTCCGGAATCCTTTTCCGGCGCTTTAGAATCGGGTGAAGGAATCGCCGACGCGGTTGAGAATTATATCAATCCGCCTGCTGAAGGATCATAAATAATACTATGGCATCAAGTACTATACAAATATCAGACTCTTCTGGCGTAATTGGAGATACCCAGCGCGCCAAGGTCGTGGCGAAGAAGAAAGAATGGAGTGATCTGGACCTTTCCCTAAAGCTTCATCCAATCCGTAAGGATATAGTACCGCTAAGGGATGAAAAGGCAGTAAAGAACGCTGTCAAGAATTTAATCTTAACAAACTTCTATGAGCGACCTTTTCAAGCAGCCACCGGCGCTAACCTCCGAGGTTTACTCTTTGAGCCCGCAGATGAAATTACAAAGCTGGCTCTTCAGGAATCGATTCAGAGAGTATTACAGGACTATGAACCAAGGGTAAGATGCAAAGGTGTCTACATCAATGATTTAAGTGATCAGAATGCATATCATATACAAGTAAAATTTTTAATTAAAGAATATGACTCAAATGAGAATGTTGAGATCGTATTGAGAAGGTTACGATAATGGCTACAAATTTAAATGTAACAGAACTAGACTTCGATCAGATTAAACAGAATCTGAAGAACTATTTAAAAACACAGACTGAATTCAATGACTATGACTTTGAGGGCTCTGGCCTTTCTACGTTATTGGATGTGCTGGCTTATAATACACATTATAATGCAATCACAGCCCACTTCAGTTTAAATGAGGCTTTTCTGGACTCAGCTCAGATCCGCGGTAATGTAGTCACCCGCGCTAAGCTCTTAGGATATGTTCCACGTTCAACATTAGCACCAAGAGCCACAGTTCGTATCGTAGTCGATGTCAGTACAGAGACAGGAACTATTCCTACAACTCTGACACTGAATCGTGGAACAAAGTTAACCTCAATCGTTTCTGGTACAGAGTATCAGTATGTGGTTTTAAATACACAGACAGCAACAATCTCAAACGATACATTTACATTCAATAATGTCGTCATTGCAGAAGGCTCTTATAAGACAGTGAAGTACAGAGTGGACAATGACATTGAGAATCAGAAGTTCCAACTCAACGACTCAGATGCAGATACTTCTACATTGAGAGTACGTGTCCAAGAGAACCAAGAGTCTACTTCGTTTGACATCTATACAGTGTTTGAATCTCTTCTGAATGTTGATGAGACATCAAAGGTATATTACCTACAAGAGAATGCAAACAACTACTATGAAATCTACTTCGGCGATGGTGTGACTGGTAAGAAACCAACAAACAACAACATCGTGACTCTTGACTATGTGTATACAAATGGAGGAGAGTCAAATGGAGCAAACTCCTTCTCACTCTCTTCTTCAATTGGTGGATTCTCAAATGCTTCAGTGACAACACTGGTGAAATCATCTGGTGGTGTCGAACAAGAGACAACAGAGTCAATTCGATTCAATGCTCCTCTGACCTTTACCTCTCAGAACAGAGCGGTGACATCAGATGACTATAGAGCAATCATTCAGAGAGAATTCTCTAACATCGATTCAATTTCATGCTGGGGTGGAGAAGACAATGATCCGCCTGACTATGGTAAAGTCTATATTGCTGTTAAGCCTTTGACATCTGATGTACTGACCACTGCAGAGAAAGATGAGATCACTGGGGTTATTCTCAAAGGTAAGAACGTCGTTTCGATTACACCAACAATTGTGGATCCAAACTATACCTACTTAGAGTTAGATGTATTCTTTAAGTACAATCCAAACCTTACAGACCGTACAGCAGTTGAACTGACATCTGTAGTTCGTGACACAATCTCAGACTATAACTTCAATGAGTTAAATAAGTTCGACGGTGTGTTCAGGCATTCAAAAGTATTAAAAGCCATCGACGCTTCTGATCCTTCAATTACGTCTTCGACTGTGCGTCCTTATATGTTCATGAACATCACTCCCTCAAATTCAAGTGACAATAACTTTGAGTTGAGGTTCACATCTCCATTCTATCAATCAGGGCAAAGCACCACATATATCGTGAACAGTACAGCCTTTCTGATTAATAATGTAGAGCACTTCTTCGGGGACATTCCGATTCAAGGTTCTACAAATAGACAAGTGATTGTATATAAGATCGTACAGGGTCAGAATGTAACGGTTGTGAATGATGCAGGACTTGTTGATGTTGAGAAAGGTATTGTGACATTGAATAACTTTAGACCTGATACAACAGCAGCAATTCGTGTCACAGTGACACCAAACTCATTAGATCTAGCACCAAAGAGAGATCAGCTTATTTCAATTGATTCTTTGAGAGTGAACATTACTCCACAGGTAGATACAATTGCACTCAGTGGTTCTTCTGGTACAATCAAGTATACAACAAACTCAAGGTTAAGATAATATGGCGCACGAAAAGGCGAATACATTATTCTCATCTGATATAGCCACACCTGGTTATCTTCAGTCTGTTGCTTCTTCAAAGAAGAAGAGTAAGGAGACTTTAAGATTAGATCAATTGATGCCTTCAGAGATACTTGAGGCTTCAGATGAACTCTCAAAACTTCTCAAAGCTTATTATACCTTTATGAACCTTGAGGAGTTTATCTATCAAGAGACAAAGACCTTTACAGA